GATCCTGCTTGATATGCCCGGCGCGCTTTGGGTCCGGTCTTCCATTGACGCCAATCGTTTGTATTGCAACCACAAAGTGCCGCCGGTCGTCATCGTCTCGATCATTCCCGGTGAGTCGAACGCCATTGAATCGCCCATGGTCCTGAAAGACGCAGCACAACGTGTCATCGGGGCGGTGGGCGAAGACCTTATTCGAATCGTGGTGGCGGTTGACCCGAACGCCAGTAACGAGGAGGGCTCGGACGAAATCGGAATCGTGGTTGCGGCAAAAGGGATGTCGGGCAAGTCTTACGTATTGCATGATGGCAGCATGAGCGGTTCTCCGAGCGAGTGGGCGACTACCGCCATCTTGCTTTGCGACGCATTCGGCGGAGACCGGATCATAGGTGAAGCCAACCAAGGCGGCAACATGGTCGAGCACACGATATCCTCGACTGCCAAGTTCCTGAAAATCGAGGGCAAGCGCTCTTCCGACTACATCCCGATTTCTTTGGTCCACGCCACCCGGGGCAAAGTCACCCGAGCAGAGCCGGTTTCCGCGCTATATGAACAGAACGCCGTAACGCACGTAGGAACACACCCGGTGCTCGAGGATCAGATGTGCCTGTTCACTAGCGATTTCGATCGCAAGTCGATGGGTTATTCGCCGGACCGCGTGGATGCTCTCGTCTGGGCGCTGCACCACCTTAATCTGGAAGGATCGGACGACGGCATCATCGATTTCTACAAACACCAGCACATCCAGAAGACCAACACCGCCCGAGCCGAAGCGAAGGAAGGGATGGTTCTCATGAAATCGCCTCCGAACAAGTCCACGGTCTATGGTTCGCAAGGGACCCGGTATGTCGTTCAAGAGGGATTCGTGGTTGTGAAAAGGGAAGACGTGAAAGCCCTTCGCACGGCGGGTTTCGTCGAGGTTGTCTGACTCTGAACCTTGAGCCCCCGGTTCGGCTCTGCTAGGGTGGACACTTAAAAGAGGTGATAATGTCCGAAGACCGCGACAAGCAGAGCCAAGGAAACACTCGCTCGCTTACCGACGAGGCTGGCTTGGTTCAGTTCCTTTCTCGGGCTGACACCACTACTACCGCATGGTTCGGGCCGAATATTCCGATGACGCCCGTTGCCCCGGACAGCGTGAGGGGTCGGGTCTTCGATTTTCCGGTCGGCTACAACCTCGCCGTCCGACCTCGCCATTATGACTCCGTCTCGTTCGAGATGCTTCGTGCTTTCGCGGATTCTTGCGATGTACTTCGCCTCGTCATCGAATCCCGGAAGGACCAGATGGCTCGACGTACGTGGAACATCGTTCCTCTCGAGGACGACGCGCATATCGACGACGACAGGAGGGCGCGAATTGCTCGGGTCAAGGCGTTTTTCCGCCGCCCCGATCAGGAGAACTTCTGGGGCGACTGGCTCCGCCTGATTCTCGAAGACCTCTTCGTCATCGACGCCCCGGCCATATATCGTCGCCGGACCTACGGCGGCGACCTTTACGCTCTCGAGCCGCTTGACGGTGGCACCATCAAGCGCGTCATCAACAACCTTGGTCGTACCCCCGAGCCACCGGAGCCCGCTTATCAGCAAGTTCTGAAGGGCCTCCCGGCGGTGGACTACACGAGCAGGGACCTGCTCTACCGTCCGCGCAACGTTCGGACGCACAAGATATACGGGTTTTCTCCGGTCGAGCAGATCGTGATGACCATCAACATCGCCATTCGTCGCCAGACGTGGCAGCTCCAGAGCTTCACCGAAGGGAATATCCCGGAGGCCCTGATTGGCACTCCCGACACATGGACCCCCGACCAGATCGCCCAATTCCAAGCGTGGTTCGATTCTTCTCTTGAAGGCAACACCGCTCAACAGCGTCACGCTAAGTTCGTGCCCGGCGCAATCGCCAAGGGTTATGTGGCCACGAAGCCGCAGGAGCTCTTTGGGCCTGCCGAAGAGTGGCTGGCTCGCGTGGTCTGCTACGCCTTCAACGTTTCGCCTCAGCCGTTCGTCAACATGATGAACCGGGCCACGGCGGAGACGGCCCAAGAAACCGCCGTGATCGAGGGCCTCGCCCCCATCGAGAACTGGGTCAAGAGCATCATCGATACCGTCCTAATCGAAGATTTCAACTCGCCCGACCTCCAGTTCTCTTGGCAGGAGGACGACGAACTTGACCCGAGCACAAAGTCGCAGATCATCGACCGGGAGGTGGGGAGTGGTCTGCTAACGTTCAACGATGCACGAATTGAATCTGGGCGCAAGCCGATTGATCACCCGGACGCCGAGCGCCCGATGTTCCGGACAGCGGCGGGTTACGTTCCGATTTTCCTCACTCCTGAAGAGCAGGCCCAAAAAGACGCTATGGCCGCGATGGCGTCTGCGACCGCCCCGGGCGACGAGGGGGCACTCCCAAATGGAGGAGACGGCTCCGGTGGCACCGGGAGCCCGCCCGCATCCGACGATCTCTCCGGAGGCCCTCCCGCGCCTCCGTCCATAAACTCTGCTGACATCGAGAAGGGGGACATCGAGAAGGGGGACATCGAGAAGCGTTACAATCCGAATCAGCCACGCGTCCCCGCCGGAAACCCGAAAGGTGGTCAGTTCGCTTCCGGGGATGGCTACCCGCCCAACACGGCAGAAAGCGTCAAGGAGATCCTTTCGCCTGAAGAGGTCCAACATCTCCGCGACTTGATCGACCAGAAGGCCGGCGCTGAGGAGATCTTGGCCCTCATGGAGCCGTTCTCTGCGCCGGATGTTGAACCGACCCTAACTCTCCTCGAGGACGGCAGTGTTCCGGAAGGGTTCTTCGAAGGCCGGACTTACAACCTCCCGGACGGTTCGACCACCGACATTGAGGGCGCTATCAAGTACCTGATCGAAGAGGGTGACAAGGCCGCCGGACCGGGCGGGCCGAGATACGACAAAGAGTCCATCTTTCTTATCGGTCCACCAGCTGCCGGCAAGTCCACCTTGGCTGAACGCCTCGCTGCCAACGGGTACCACGTGGTCGATTCCGACGAAGCCAAGAAGATAATTCCCGGTTACGACAACGGTTTCGGGGCGGCGCGCGTCCACGAGGAGTCATCCGCCATTTCGAAGATTTGGCATGCCCAAGTGGCCAAAACCGGGAGAAACATCCTTTCTCAGACGACGAGTTTTAGCTCCAAATCAGCGAGCATGAAGATTGAGGCGATGAACGAGGCGGGCTATAAGACGGACGTGATCGGTATGGAGATATCCACCGATGAGGCTGTTCGTCGCATGGCGAGCAGGGCGATTCGGACCGGTCGATCGGTTCCGGCTGAGTTAATGAGGGCCGCCCCGGTGGCTACCCTGAACACTTATATGGCCGTCAAAAACAAAGGAGCCGGATATGCGAGAGTCAGTTCAGAGGGAAGAGAACCACTCGTCCTCGATTCAACCGTTAGGTGGCTTGAAGCCGGAAAGCCCCTACTCGGAAAGAGCAGAGGTGGCGGCGGAACTCTTTCAAAGGAGGGTGGAGAGGGGCGAGTTCGACCATCTCTTCAAGGACCCGGACATGAAGTTCGGAAAGCCCACCGACACGGACCCGATTGCCAAGAAGGGCTGAAGAAAGCGGAGGGGGACAACCCCGGTATGCCCCCTTTTCTCGAGACTGGCGAAGCTACATTTGACAACCGAGAAGACGAGGTCCCGGTAAGAGCTGAAGACCGGCTGGCGGCTGCCATCAGCGATATTTTGGTCCGTCTGGCTGCCAGCATCCGCGAGCAGCTTATAGAGGTTGACCCGGACAGCTTGTTCAAAGCGGATCTCGATCCAAGGGAACTGGAAAGACTGCTCGAATCTCTCGACATGTCGATCTGGGCTGAACTCCAGAACGAGTTCGAGCGGGACATCGGTGAGGTGTTCGAGTACTCAGGGCTGTCTTCTCTGGCCCGCCTTGGAGCTGTGTCGTCCGTAGTCGATGAAGTGGTGGTTGCAACCGAAATTACGAACATCGTGTCAAACCGGGCGGTCAACTGGGCTAAGAGTTACGCGGCGGACCGAGTAGGAACTTCCCCCAATCCCAAGTTCTCGCTTGCCGAATCCACCCGGCGGATGATCAAAGGCATCATTGTTGACGGGCTGATTGACAATATTGGGATGCCAAAAATCGCGGATGCCATCGCGGACTCTTACCCCATGTCCCCCGAGCGGGCACGCATCATCGCCGCTACCGACGTGACCTCAGCCAACAGCCTCGGGGCTCTCGAGGGATACAAGGTGGCTGAAGAGATGGGCATTCGGATGGGCAAGTCGTGGCTTGTCAAGGACGATGAGAAGACTTGTCCGGTGTGTGTCGGAAACGGCGAGCAAGGCGTCATTTCGCTCGATGAACCCTTTCAGTCTGGTGACATGGCCCCGGGCGCGCACCCTCACTGTCGGTGTGTCCTCATCCCCCACGTTCTTGATGAGGTGGCGAAGGGTGATTTCGACGAGTCGAAGGTCAACCGCGTCCCGGCGGGGAGCAGCGCGGGTGGACAGTTCACCTCGGGAGGTGGCGTTGCCGTCAACTTCGAGGTGGCTCCAGATCCCAACGACGAGCAGCTAACCGACGACTGGGAAGCCCTGTCCGAGGAGGAAAAGAAGCGGATTAGCCGCGAAGTGGCGGAGGACGTCGTCCCTGAAGTTCTCGAGGAGCTCGGCGTCGAGGGCGAGATCGAAGACCAAATCGGCGGATACATGGGTTTGACGAACCCATCGATGGCCGTCCGTATCGGAGACCCGGCGGACTCCATTCTCGTCGCCAGTTTTCTCGGCCACGCTCTGAGCCAAGACAGTATGATGTTGGTTTCCGATTCCCCGGGCGATGGTTTCGATGAAGTAGGCATCGTGAGCATCGAGGTTCCGGAAAGCGACCGCAGCCTCCCGCGTGTGGCCGCTCTCTACGACCGCCTGTACTCGATCAGGGATTCGTCCGGGAAGCCGGCGGTGGGTGGGTTCACCTTCTCCGGTCGTGAAATGCACATCCTCAACTATTCGAGCGATGGCACCGTCGAACTGGCCGGTAAGATTGACACGGCCCTCAAGGGGGGTTATAACGTCTCCCACACCAAAGGTTACGCAGCTTTTATCGGGAAGGACAGCTACGATGCCAGTATCGGAACGGAAGGGTCCTCACCCGTTCGCCAAGCCGCTGATCGTATTCGGGGCGAAGCGTCCAATCGAATCCGGAAAGAAATCGACAGAAGCCGAAGAGGGCTCGGAAAAGCCGATTTCGACGAGTCGAAAGTAACGCGCAAGCCTCGGGGACAGTCAGGCGGCGGCCAGTTCGCAAGCCCATCAAGCGCTGCTGAACAGCTCCAAAACGAAGTCAACGTTATGAGTCAACTTGACCCCCGGCTCGGCGTAATGGAGCGGTGGCTTCTCGACGAAGGCGAAGAGTTCGGCCCGGTCGTCGATATCAACGGGTTTCAGAAGGGCCCCCAAAAGCAATGCTACATGAATGCTTTCCGCGCTTTGAGTGACGCCAAGGTGGGCGCTGATTGGTCGTATACCGAGGGCAAGGTTTACATGCCGGGGTTCCCGTTCGGCATCGACCATGCGTGGCTGTCGAACAGCAAGGGTGAGGTTCTCGAGACCACCATTCGCGATGTCGCAGGTCTCAAGTACTACGGAGTACCTTTCAAAACCGGTTACGTATACGATCGCGCTGCCCAAACCGGCTACTACGGCGTTTTCAGCGACGGGGTCACAGCTGACACCCGAGTTGTCGGGCGGGACACATCCCAGAATCGGGCTTGGCCGAAAGGCATGACCAAGTTCGACGAGTCGAAGGTGAACCGCGTCCCCGCCGGCAACAGCGACGGTGGACAGTTCACCTCTGACAAGCACCAAAGCGCGGCTGAGAAAGCGGACGCTCTGTATAAAAAGTTGAAAGAAAGGGGGTTTGAATCCGCCTTGGACTCCAGCCTGATAGACGATTTCGGAAAGTCTGGTGTTGATATCGAAGAATGGGTCGTGAACATGGAAAAGTCGCTCCCTCGGGAGCTGATCGATGAAATTGCTAACGGTCCGAAACCGCTATTCAAGAGGGTATCTAATGATGAGCACGGAGACACGGTCGCTGTCTCTGTGCTCATGCGCACTAGCCCAGACGAGTTCATGATGAGGCGCAGCCTTGAGTTTAACAAGAAAACTGGAGAGGTTAGCGCCTATCACGACATGTTGTCTTTCAAGAGGGAACACCAAGGAAAAGGCTTCGCCAAGGCCATTATGGCTTCTCAGATCGAGACTTACCAGTCGCTCGGCGTTAGCCACGTGTCGTTGATTGCCAATCTCAATGTAGGGGCTTACGCGTGGGCCAAATACGGGTTCGTCCCGAAAGACAGCGGAGAATGGGACAGGGTGATGGGCGCGGCCACTCGCAAGGCAATGGAGCCAACAGACACTCGGGGGCACCAAGCAAGGTTAAACGGTATCCTCGAGACGGCCTCCAAGATGGTTCCTTCAAAAGGAATCCGGTTTATCGCCGACAGTAAGTACGGAAAAGAGCTTCTTATCGACACCGAATGGAGGGGCAAGCTCGACCTGAAGGACCCGGAGTCCATGCAGCGGTTCAAGCACTATGTCGGAGGCAGGAATGGGAAGTGACGAGCTGTATTATTTGGTCGATGGCAAAAAACAAGACGCCGGGCTTCACGAAGAGATGCTATCCGTCGGGCTCAACCGGGAAGCCGCTGAGCTCCGGGTGAAGGAGGCGGTGGAAGCCGGGATGACAGAGGAGGCGGCCCGGGAAATGTTCGGTTTAAGCGATGTCGGGAAGGGTGATTCACAGGACCGTGACATTGACTCAGAGTCGTCTTTGGTGAAAAATGTTCCCGACGCGGTCAGCAGCCGCGTGATGTTCGTCTTTGACGAAAGGGGCGCGATCATCGGGTTCGAAAGGACGAAAGGCAGTTAAATGGCGAATGCACTTTACGACAAAGGCCGCGAGGCGTTCGCCGCCGCCGGCATTAACTGGGTCTCCGATACCATCAAGTGCATCCTTGTTGACACTGGTGAGTATACCCCGAACTTAGCCACCGACAGCTCCCTTGTCAACATCCCTGCCCTCGCCAGAGTCGGTTCAGCCGTGACTCTGTCCGGGAAAACCAACGTTTCTGGTGTCGTCGATGCCGACGACGTTTCCTTCACGGGTTTGGTTTCGGCCCCCACGGTGGAAGCTCTTGTCATATACAAGGACACCGGGGTCGAATCCACATCAACTTTGATCGCTTACATCGACACCGGGACCGCCCTGCCCGTCCCTGCCGGAGCTTCCCAGATCAACGTTGCGTGGGACAACGGGGCCAACAAGATTTTCAAGCTTTGAGGTTCGAAGTGACGATAACGAACGCCGACCAGCTAATCAACGCTTTGGCCAACGGCCCGAGTCGAATCGTCATCGACAAAGCGCAAATCAACAACCAAACAAACGGAGGGTTTTCCTCCTTGTGGCGGGCCACGGGGTCCCCCGCCCAAGCCGCCATCCCGACCACTCCGGAAATACCAACAAACGACACGTTGGGGGCCATGCAGTTCGCGCAGCAGACGCCGCCGGCCACCAGTTATATTGGTTGGCTAGCTCTGTCCAATACCATCAACTCGATGACATTGGAGATTCACGACCGCGTGGCTCACAACGGGGGTCTGGTTCTCAACACCACCTCGACGCAGTCCATAACGGGCTTGGACTTGGGTTCCGGCGGGCTGGATCTCTCTGCCGAGCGCCGAGGTGATCCTAGTTATTCTGACATTCAATGGTGGCTTGAGGTTTACGCGGACGGCGGCGGCACCGCTTCCAACGCGACCATAAACGTCACCTACGCGGACGACAGCACCGGTAATTTGAACACGATCCCTGTGGGGGGTACCATAAGGGCTGCCCGAATGCTTCCTCTCACGGCTCTGATTCCGGTGGGGGACCAAGGAAAGTTCATACGGGGCATTAACAGTGTCACGCTCTCCGCGAGCACGGGCGCAGCCGGAAACTTTGGTTTCACCGCCACCCGGCCCAAAACTACCATCGCCGCCTCTACATCTAACCTAGCCACAGTAGCCGACTTTAGCCTCCTCAATTTGCCGGAAGTCCCCAACGGATCCTGCCTGCAAATCATAGCTTTGTTGAACACCACTGTAACCGGGGCCACTCGAGGCAGTGGGAAGATCATCCACGGCTAACGGATGCGCCGCCTTTTATTCCAAGGTCGGAGCTACGTTAGCAAACTGTTATTCTCCCCCGAGCCTGCGGGGGAAATCCTAAGATCCGAGTTCTGGCCGTCTGGTGCGGCATACGACGTTTCTGTTACTGGTGTTCCGTCTTCC